GTATGACTTGTATATGCCCCAGTAGGATGACTCCAGCCATGATTACTATCGAAGACTGGCATAATATCTCTGGTTAGAAAACGTTGAGCAGAATCAAACCAAGCAACAGGATCATTATTACGATTAAATAATAATCTTTTACCTGGATGTCCAGGGAAATATTGTCCAGATGCATCAGCAGATTCCTCTGTGATTGACCATTCATTAAAAATTAGTCTGTCTGATTCTAAATCAATTTGATTAAATGTTGCATACTTATAACTAATACTGTCACCACGTAACCGAACAATCGTTGCAGAATCAATATATGCACTATCAACCGAAAGGTGTTTAATATAAGCACTATCTACTCTTAAGAAGTTTGCAGTAATACTATCAGCGTGAATATCACCACCATATATGCTATCAAAATTCAGTGTGTTAATATATGCACTTTCTGATCTAAATGCATTAAAGTCAGCACTATCAACACTCATATATTTAAATCCAGCACTATCTCCAAGTACTGTTTGTAATTGTGAATCCAAGAAATTGATAACGCTCACTACATTTGAATCTGTATTACTAGCAGCAAATCTAGGATTTAAATCATCTAGGTCGCCAATATAATCCGACATGGCATTTGTCTTTTGAACAAATGTGCCTAGTGAATTAGTTAAATCTACAAGAATTTTACGAGCCATTACAATCTCTCTACTATTTGGTTAAGCATTTCTTTTATATCTTGCACATCTTTTTTCAGTTCATCTATTTCTTTTTCTTTTTCTTTCCGTAACATCTTAGCCTTCTTTGCTTTTTCTATGGTTGTATTATCCATATTTAAAATAGCATTATTTCTAAGATCTCTTATAAGGGTCGATGAACCTTCTACTCTTGCATATCTTCTCATTATACCGCCAGTGCAATAATTCTAAGATCTCTAAATGTTGGCACCTTGGCCGCATTAGTAGATTTCATTACAATTTTCAAAGTGAATTTAGTGAATGCACTACTTAATCCGCTTTGACCTCCGATTAAATATTCATATTCTCTAAAGATGTTTGGATTCTCATCTGTAGGTAAAGTTGTTTCTGGAGCAATATAAACCCAATTAGTGTCCTCAAAAGCTACATCTTCCTCAACTGCTTTATAATAAAGATCAAATGCTGCTTCTTGAGGTACGTTTGCACCAAGTAATACCTTTAATCCAATTGCTGCATTTTCCAAAGTTACAGGACGTACGATGTGTTTTGCAACGTGTGAACCTCCAGTAGGATCTGTTTCATCTGCATAGTTAATTGGTAGGTTTCTATTACCAGCTAATACTCCAAGTGATCCAGCGGAATCCTGATAGTCAATATTATTATGAATCATCCACAATGATGATCTTTGCATATCCAGTACTGGACTCACATTAGGATCAGTGGTGGTTAAACTAACGGTAATTGTAGCAGATCTTGAACCACCCATTTCGGCAACTTCTTGACCTCTATTTGCTACCATTTTCACAACAGAGAATGAATTATTTTCTCTCATATCCAAATCTATATCTGTAGCATCTTTTAGGTATGGAGTTTCAGATCCAGCAAGTGATTTACCAGAAGTGAATTTACCAGTAATATTTAAATTGGTTAATTGTGGAACCAAATTTTCAATAAATGGTACTGCAGTTTCAAACATATAATTTCTAGATGCCAGAGCATTATCACCACCAAAACTAAATGCATTACTAATTCCGTTTGTGGCCCCGGCATTAAACTTGAAACTGTTTTCATCAAGAGTAATAACATTACGATTACCTAGGATATGTGTTCCAAGAATACCGCCACCATAGTTAGTAGCAGAATCCAAACCACCAAAGGTTACAATATCTCCAGAATCGAAACCGTGGTTTGCCTGATTTACTGTAACAACCTTTGAACTACCTGCAATGGTAAATGGATTGCTTGTTAATAACTGTTGTGGTACATCAGTATTTTCCAATACAACAGTTGCACCTGATGTACTAAAGTTGGCTTTATAAATTTGGAACATTAAATCTTTTGTTTGAGCAGGTTCCCAAGTTGATGCATTTTGCGATTTGAATAATGAACCAAGTGTAGGTTGTTTCGAAACCTTTTTAGCAGTTGAATTCAAAATAAACTGTTCTGTTTCTGCAATATAAACATTGTATCTTGTTGATTCTGCCTTTAGAATAATTGCGTATTCAGTGAAAGGTAACAGATATGCTGGCTCATCGAATACAAAGTCCGTACCAACAGATGCATCTGAAGATGTATTAACAGATGATGGTGGTAAGAATTTTACTGTACCTGGTACAGTTGTATCAGATGAAGGTTGTCCGTTAACCATTGGTCTGATTTCGCATGATACAGGTACTGTTCCATCTTTACTCTGGAAGAATACCCTTATCTTAGTAATGAAAATACCATTATCTTCATCCACAAAGAATGATTGCGCCAATGGATCAAATTGCATCGTGTGTGTTCTAGATGTACCAGCAACAGTAATAACACGTGTTGATAAAATATCCCTTTGACGAGTTTCTAAAACACCAGTTGATGTAAATTGTGCAGTTGCAATTGAAATTGCATCATCATTATTATTTGCAGAAATGTCCATAAGTTTAAATTCTCTTTGGCCAGTTCTGAATCTCTTTGCAGTTGAGTTAGGAATAAAGAATGATCCTTCAACTTCGCCTTGAGCATTACTGTATAGTGCTGAAGGTGTTTCTGGGTGTTGTGTAGCACTATTATATTTGCTACCATAATCATTTGGTTGTGTTGCCATTCTTTGGAATGTTTCAGAACGGACCCAGTTATCAACTCTTTGTCCATCAAAGTAGGCCCACATTCTAACATTAGGCGCAATACCTTCTGCCTTGAACCAAACCTTTCTGGATCTCATGAATGGAATAAGAGCAACGTTCACTACACGATCACCAATTTGTTCTCTTACAATTTCATCTCTCACTACAGTATCGGTTACTACCGTTCTTGTAGCTCTATTACCCTGTCTTTGCCAACCAGTATCTGTTGAAGCTAGTGTTTGTCCAACTCTCAGATTATTAACTCTATTACCTTGCCAGTTCCAGTTCCAGTTATTCCAAAGTAATGATTGTCTTGTATCCAAACGAGTACCACCATTGATAACTCTATTTGCTACATAAACAACTTCCTTCCAGTTATCAGAACCAGGTGAAAGGTTAATAATACCTCTGTTTGTGATAACTGCAAACGGGTTAATATTTTCTGTGCCAGATACTAAAGGTTGGTCGATATATAGTGCATCGGTATGTGCAATGTATACGTTATCACCTTTCAGAATTGCATTTGTAGAAAGTGAGGAATCATATCTTAAATTGATTGATTCTTCATTAAAGATAGGTCTTAAAATTTGTTCTCTAGGATCAATAGAAGCCCTATATTCGGTGTTTTGTGTATCTGAAGCAACATGATCACTAAAATTATCAACTAGGAAACCAGATTTTGTTCTATCATTGCCAATGGAATCAAATACAGTAAATGTAGCAGCATCATTTTCCAAAAGGCTTAATGTTGTAAATTCTTCTAGATTTTCAATTCTTTGTTCGAGTTTGGCAATATCCCGCATAGTGAAACCTTTGGCTTCAATATTTTGGATTGTTAAATCAGTAGCATCTGTAGTGCCAGGATTGAATTTAACATTATATAATTCCAAACTGTTTGCTGGAATTGGAGGATATTGTGGATTTAGTGACGCTGTACCATTCAGCAATAAAATATTTGCTTGTTCATCAATTACAAGTTTATCAAATCTTGGTAAATAATATTCGGTATCAGCAGTAATAAGACTTGTATTGATAGGAACTTCATTCACTCTAGCAGTAGCAGCACTGAAATTAGAATTTGTATCGTCCTTACGTGATCTAAAATCTAGTACATCATATAAAGGAACGTCGGTACCGTTACCTAATGTATGAATAGGAATATCACCATAATCAACACCACCGTATGAACTAGCGGCAAAGTAATGTCCGTTTGGTGAATGTGTAAAGTAATTAAATCTTACAAAAACATTACCACTTGGTACTGCAGCATTACCTTTTAGGAGAAGTCTTCCAGTTTCATAGAAATTATCTCTTGCGCCCTTATCGAGAATAAAATCATTTGTAAGGTCTGCACCATTAGAATCAATTGCTCTAATTCTAGTAATATCGTAAATATCAGCCTTACTTAAATCAATATATCTAGCGCCACTTGATGGTGTTGTAATAGTAGTTGTTCTAGTGGTATTTGTAAGTGTTTTTGTTCTTAAAATACCATCCTTTAAAACATGAACCAAGGCTTCAATTGAAGTGCTTGTAGGTCCACCGGTAATGGAAGCAGAATTTGTACCAACACCAGTAATTGAAGTAGGAGTAAATGTTGCACCCCCACCACCTACCGCTGCAAAAATCCATTGTGTTGATGTTGAATAAACCTCATTTGCGCCAAGTGTTGGTAATGAAGCATTACCAGAACCATCGGTTGTTGCAGTCACACGTCTTTGTGTTGTAAGACTAACATCTGTAATTGTTTTTACGCGTTCCTGTGGGAATGGGAATAACAGATTATTATTAACTGTATTCTTTTGTACTGCAATGCTATTTTCTAAAACCAAATCAAAATACTGATCTGAACTTGTACCAATTGATCTTGCATCTCTGAAGTTTTGGCCAGAGTTCATCTTAACATCCATTAGATAAAATCTGTAATTAGCGCCATCTTCTTCTACTGCTTTAACTCTACAAGTACCGATGGTTGAACCACCGTATGTTATAGCATTACGGATATTTTGTGATTCGAATGTATCTACGTTTGGTAAACCAGCAAATGTTGCAGATAAAACATAGTTACCATATGATGCCGCTACAGGTTCGGCATTTAAGGTTGTTGTGGTAAGTGCTTTATCAACGTCAATTTTAACTGGAGATCCTTTTGATGCTCTATAACCATTTACATAAGCAATACCTGCACTTACATCCATGATAAGTTTTGTGTTATCGGAATCGTGTTCATCAAATTCAATTTTAAATGCTTGCTTAATAAAATCACCATTGATTTCTTTTGTCCTAAGAGCATTAAAATCTCTAATTTTATTATAATCTTCTGCTCCTGTTACGGCTTCAATTAAAATACCGTTTCTGATTTTACCAAAATAAACAAATGTATCTGCAGAATCAACTTCTGATTTAAGAGCAAGTGTTAATCTAATTCTATATCTGTCAGCGCCCGGGGCTGTAAGGTTAGGTAATAACCCTTGATTATCATAAAGTGCAGTTGTATCATCTACCGTAACAACATCTTGAGTTACAATAAATCCTACAACTTCAGTTGGAGTTGAAGAATATTTTGAAACAATAAGTTTCTGATCATCTGCTTGTACAAAGTGGCCTTGTGTAAAGAAAGTACCTCTATGCATTGAGGCAATAGTACCTTTACCAATAGCAGGATTAGCTAATGTATTAGTAGTTTGAACAGTGAGTGTTACAGAAGTTGCATTACCAACAATATCTTCACCAGGAGTAAATCTAATAGGAGTTGCTCCAGATGTACCTGAAAGAGAATTTGTGTATTTTACATATACTGTAGCAGGATCAGCTCCATCAACTGGTACAACCTGAAGAATTTGTACTTGAATACCAGATGTTTGACCAACAAAAGTATCACCAATCATTGCTGTTGTACTAACAGGTAATGTATTGGATGAAGTATCTAATTTTACAAATTCATATCCATTATTAACAGTCATACCACCTGGAACAACTGCAGCACCTTCCTTAAAAATGTTTCTACCAAACCTTTCCAATTCTCTTTGGATAATGGTTTGCATCTGTGTAAGTTCACGGGCTTGTAATTGACGGCCGCTATTAAAGAGGATTCTATGATAGTGATCACTATCCCTAAAATCATCCCTATATTTTGTTGCGAATAACTGTTCGGTATATTGTATAGCCATTTCTAACCCTTAGAACTGAATAATTACTTTAATGTCTTCCGACTGCACGTTGGATCTCAAAATTGGTGCTCTATTATCAATATATAGAATATCACCACTATTAGGATCAGTTAGTGGTGAAATAAGTGCTGAATCACTGATACCTTCACCAAGTCCATTTGTTTCTTCAATAATTTCACCATCTTGAAAAGCAACAAAACCAGTACTGTCAGTTTGATGATAATATAATTCATTACTATCAACATTATCTATATATGCTTCAGCCAACGTTGTTTGACCCCTGATTCTTTTATCTCTTGTAAAACCATTGATAATTGTTGCAAGTGTCATTTTCTTGAGAGTATTACCAGTTTCAGCAGTGAAAATACTTCCGGCAATATCTCTAATATCCTTAATAAGTGATACCTGTCTAAAATCCTGATTTACAATAAAGTTACTATCAGTGCCTTCAATGGTTGTTGCAAACATAATTGATGATGACTTAAAATCAACTCGGCAATCAGCACCAATTCCAGAATCTGGTCCTAATACTGCTCGTGCCGTTGCATCTGTTGTAGCACCACCACCAGAAATTGCAACTGCCGCCTTTGTATAACCACTACCAAAATTCAATGTTGTGCTACTATCTCGCATTGAAATTTTTGAAAGTGTACCAGTTGCAGAGTCGATATATGCAATTGCGCGTGCACCTGAACCACCAGTACCTGTAATTGTAACTGTTGGAGCAGATGTGTAACCAGCACCAACATCGGTAACAATTACAGATGTAACTGCACCAGCAACTGCATTATCCTGTACTTCTCTTTGTTTTAATTGAGTACCAGTTGACGATGAATCAGTAGGCGCTTGTTTTTGAACTGGTAAAAAGTTGGATGACATAAAAGCATTTGCTCTTGATGCACTTACAGTAAATATGAATTTCCAAACATAACCATCTGCAGTTCTGAAAGGATCGTTATTTGATCCAGTAGGTTCTACAGTTGATGGTACGGCAACACCTAAATTATTTCTTCCTGTTTCCAAACAAATGTATACGTTATTATTTTCATTGATCACGTAGTATGAAGGATTTGGATAACCTTGTTGTGTATCATCATATTGTGAATAAGTATTCCCGTTTGACCAATTTGTTCTTGGCACGACAAGTGATGTAGCCTGTATACGCTTTACAGACTGCATTTGATTTCTTACAGCTTCAATTTGTCCAGGGGTATTGATTGGTGTAGGTACATTATCTGAACTATCCCACTGTTCGGATCTTCCTATACCTACGTAATATCTAGCAGTAGCATTGGCAAATTGATCATAAAACTGTCTGGCCAATAATGCTTTTAGTGAATCAGTTACAATTGCTGGCATGATTTATTCCTTAACTTTCTAATGCTCTTAATATTACTGAATGGTTTTGTGTTGTCATACCGGCATCATTTGTAATATTACAATGGATTTTGTCTCCTGCACTATATGATATATTTATTGTTTCATTTAGGAAGACACTACCAGCACCAGTAACTTCAACAGACACACCAGTTTGATATGAATTATTTTTATAAATTGATATTGCATGTGTTAAACTACCACCGGAGTGAGAAGTAGCTTCTGCAGACATTGTAATATTACTTAGTACACCAGCAACCGGTAAAACAACACCTTGTGGTGAGGATGCACCATCTGGACCTAGTAAACGAGAGGCAATTGCTCCACCAACGTGTGTTGTATCTAATCCAAATTGCCAATATACTGGTTTATCATAAGTACCAGCGACCACATTTCTATCTAGTGCGAACCAACCATCACTATCTTTAAATTTAAACGTGTTATCTGTCGAGTTATAATGCATAGTGGCTTTACCGACAGAACCGTTATCTGTCGCATTGTGGCCTAATTGTATATAACCTGCAGGAGTATCTGAATCACCGATTCGAATTTGTGGCGCAGACTGACTAAAGTGTATGTAATCAACGCCGTCAATTGTTTTAAAGTTAACCTTTGGCGATCTAACATTTACTCCATTCGAATCTACAATCGAGTTGCCCTTAAGATCCATAGAATTTGCGACTTTAATATTCGCTTCAATTGGTCGACCGAATGCAATATTTGTACCATCATTTTTAATGGTCGTATCACCCAAATGAATGGTAGTGCCACTTAAATATAAGTCTTTCCATTTGTCCGTTGGAGAACCTAAACTGTATGTACTATCAGCTGATGGTATTAAATCCTGTGAAATATTACCGAATGCTTGACTGATATCTGAATCTGTACGAACCTTAGTATAGTATAAATTTGCACCTTCGGTCAGATCATCTGTTGTTTTAGTTCCAAAATTAGAATCAACTCTTGTATCTGTATAATAGAGATTGGAACCTTCTGTAACATCTGCAGTATTTAATCCCGCCTGGGTTCCGAGTAGAAAATCAATATCATATCTATTTGCAGTAATATCACTATCATGATCAATTCTTAATACATTTACTGCACTATCAATATATGGTTGGAATTCTCCTGGTGTACCAAAAACTTGTCTTGCTTGTACATAAGCACTATCAACTGCAGCAAGTAATTCAGCAGAATCAATTGTAATGGAAACTGCTCTAGCAGAATCAATTGAATTATCATAAATCAATTGTAAAATTTCTGCTTCATCTTTTAGTTGGTAACCAGAATTTTTAATATTAAGGATATAGTTTTGGTTAATAATTCTACCAATATCATCTACAAAAGCAAGTTCGCCACTACTATCTCTTAAAGTGATGGTATTGATTTGTGTTGGATCTTCTGGTACCAATCTTGTGGCAGTACCAAATGAATCCTGTGTAACACCATCAAACATAATACCATAATAACCATAACCAATACCGTTTGCAACAGCAACACCAGTAGTTGCCAAAGAAATATTATCAACGGCAGAATACAGTTCTTGGAAATTATCATTGATCTTAGTAGCACCGGTTCTTAAATTATCACCTGCACCGTCATTTGCATATGAACCTGTGTTAATAATTTTTCTAGCCATTTTATATCCTACAGTAGAGTTACTCTATATTTATAATGTTTTTAACAAATTATGATTTAATAATCAATGGAATATATCCAGAAGCCACATAATTTCCTGGACCTGAAACATAAGAAGCATATGTTTCAAATTCAGCCTGATCAAGTTTTTCATAAGTATTATCAAAAGTGAGACCAGTACCATTTGAATCAAATGCGCTTGACCAATGAATTCCATAATCTGTAAGTTCCTTTAGGTTTTTATAAGCAGAACCTAAATTAGCAAGTGATGTATAAATTCTGTTACCAACACTTGCAGCAACTGCAGAGTCCGTAAAGTGTTCTAATAATCTATATGGATTTGTTCTAAATTGTGGTATGTTAATATGACCACTACCAGAAACATAACTTCCAATCCAATGATTATTCAGATGACTTGCCTCACCAGCACCAATCTGGTTATCCAAAATTGCAGTTTCTGTAACAAACTTGATATTTTTAAATGGATCTGGAACAGACTCATCAATTGTAATTTGAATTGGTTCTGGTATACCTTCCAATACAACTTTACCAGAAAGATAAAACCCAGATGGGTGTACGAATTTTCTATATAATTCTTCCCAAAAAGCAAATGAAATTGGAGACTTAATTAAAACAGAAAATATCTGATTTATTGCTCCATCCTGTGTAATATAACCATCATCAGTTCCAATAGTGGATGAACCTATTGTAAATAATCTATCTTTCGGATAAACGACTTCAACGTTTTCATTAAAAAATGCTCTAAAGAAACCTTCTGCAGAAAATATAGTTCCTTTTACTCTAAAAAAATTACCAAAATTTCTAATTGCTTCTCTTGGCATTTGAACTTTATCACTTGAAATACCAAGAGCAAGTTCATTGAATAAAAGATCCAGTTTTTCTAAATCTGTATCTTCAAAATCTCTTATTGTTTGTAATTCATTGATAATACCGCCAGGCATTTCATCGAAATCTAAATTATCATAATACCCTTCCAAAAATGTAATTATATTTGGGTATTCCGTTTGATAATATTCCGGGAGTACCTCTTGGATAGAACTTTTTCTAAAATTCACACCAAGTCGGTTATAATCTCTTAATGTTTCATTATTAGACATCTATTTCCAACGTGGTTGTTTGACGATCAATAATTGCAGTGGAAGATGATTTTGTAGCATCGATTGAAAATACATAATTTCTCAAAGGTTTAATTGTGGCTTCATTTTCTGGTTTTACAGATAATTTAATATAATCAACACCAAATAATAATCTTTGAGGTTTAAACCCAATAATATTTACAATGCCTGTTGTAGGATTATATTCTCCAACATTATCTGCTAAAACATTACCATCTAGATCATATATTTGTAATGTTCTGCTGCTTAATTTATTTCTTAATTGACCAATTACTCCACCATATTCAAATGTAGTAGATACAACGGTATTTTCAATATCATCCGGCACAGCAATTCGCATTGGGAATTTAAATTCGTGTTCAGTTGAAACATTTAAAGTAGGTACAAATCTTAATTGTGCTTTTATTTCTACTCTAGATGATAATATGGCAGGTGATAATGAATCAATTTCAGATGCAATAACTGATCTACGATATACAGAATCAAATTTATTTAGATTTGTAGTCAGATATGAATTTTGGAAATTATATACCTGTGTTTCAGTTGCTTGCACAGTATCACCGGTTAACGCTGGATCAAAATTAAATTCTGTATTTAATTCCAGGAACATATTAACTGGATCAACAAACTCTGTTTTAATTGACATTACTGAAAGATTAGTAGTAAAGTTTTGCACAATGCTATTTTTAATTGCCGTTTGTGTTGATACAGGTGTATTTGCGGCAAATTTTAATGAAACAAAAACTTTACCATAATCTACAGGTACATTTTGATCACCACTCCAAACAGCAACATCTTGTATTTCAGTGTAATTACTTTGTATAATTGCTTTATAATCAAGTGATGTCACAAGTCTTTGCTGTGATGCATATGCATATGGGGCCAACTGTTTAATGGATTCTATTGTTTGTTTATTAGCACCACCTGTAGCAGTTGCTACGGTCGTTGTGGCAACATTATAGTTAATACCATTTACTGTTAACTGATTTGATGGTATGAATCCACTAGATGTATTTGCCGCTGGGCCTTTTGATGAAAGATATGTTACAACGATTTTATTGCCAGCATCTGGAGATTTACCAAACGAAATACCGTCACCAAAATTTAATTCATAATATCCGTTTGGTACTTCTTTAATTGAAAATAATGTTGAGTTTGCATTTACTTGTACAGCATCTTTAATAGGAGAATAATTCACAAAATTTGAAGATGATGCATTATCATATACTTTTACAACTGCTGTGTTCTTATCAATATTTGTATCTGGTATAACATAAATTTGTCTTTCAGATTTATCTGGTGCAAAAAATGTTTTGGTTTTTTGAGTACCTTCATATATTGGAATATCATATGAACCTGCAGGTGTTGTAAATCTATAAATACCTGCTCCAACATCCTTACCAATATAACTTTCAATTGTTCTAAATGTATAAGTTGTCCCATCAACTTGTGCAGTAAATGAGGCACCTGCTGGTAGTGATATTGCAGCAGGTCTGTTAATAACACCACTTAAATTTACTGAAAGATTAACCAAACCCTTTGCTGCAGTACGTGATCTAACATCATATCCTAAATTTTCAGCATGTGAAACAACTGAACTTCTTAATTGTGCTGTACTTAAAAATGATTCATTAATGCCAAAATTAGCAGTTAATGCATTTAAATGTGTATTATATGCTAAAACATCTAAAATGTTTGATAAACCAGAGGCTTCAAAATCATAATCTGTCCATTCGGGCTTTTGTCTAAGATAAGTTTTTAACTTATTTTTAATCTGCTCAAAATCAAGATCAGATGCGTTGACGTGTACCATTTATCTAAGCCTCGTTAGGTTTATATCTATAGTGACTGTTTCCCCGACATTTACTACTTCAAATGTAATTGAAGCACTTAACTGGTTCCTGTCAGATATGGTTTTAATATCTATGTTTAATACTCTAGCTCTTGGTTCATGTAATTCAATGATGTTATAAATTCTATCAGACACATCTCTAGCATCATATTCGGTATCTAATTCAAAAAGAGCAGTTCCTAAATTGCCACCAAATGCTGGATTAAAAGGTTTTTCGGCCTCACCAGTCATTAAAAGATTTTTTACTGCTTGTTTAACAGCAGCTGCTTCTGTTTTTTTATACAAATCGCCAGAGGATTTATTCAAAAAGGCTAGATCTATATCAGTGTATGTTCTTGCTCTAGCCCCTACTAGAGTAGCAGTACTCTGATTTCCGTCCTCAATTGAAAAAGCTTTGGCCATTTTTTATCCTTGTCACTATTTATTCAAAATCTCAACCAATTCCCCATTGGTTTGGACATTATTGTTATACATTGTTTGAATTTCGTTTTTATATGATACTGTCCAACCTGGGATTATTTCAGGCATAACTAAAATAATTTGACTTACGATTGATCTATCTGGGTTATATGAATCATATGAAAGAATCATTTTTTCAAAGTCCAAATTATCTTTCCAGTATGTTGCTAAATCAAATGTTTTTTCATGCGCAATCTGTCCATTTAAATCCCGTAGTTCATAAACAACTGCTCTACCTTTACTTTTTAATCCATTAATACTATCTGGTTCAATAGTTTCATTTTGTGATTTTTTATAAAGGCCTTCAGCAACAACCAGTCTATATTCATTAAACTTTGCCTGATTGGTCATTATTTTTCTCATAGCATTTGCTTGCATGGAAAATTGTTTTGCAATTTTCATTCTTTCATTATCATCAGAAATGTGATTCATATTACTTGCTGAACCATAGCCACCTAGGAATTTAGCCATGGTAACACCAATTGCTAATTTTGTTTTATTAGTAATTTTAGATTGAAATTCAGGATTGTATTCATTTGCAACTTGAAATATGGCCATTTATATAACTCGCTTTGTGATATCACTATTAGGTAATGTGGCAGAACCACGTATTGGAGTTGTTCCTTTATTTACAACACGTCCGTATCCAAATGGTGGCACAGGATTAATATAATCAGCTGATAATTTACCTTCCAAAATTTGAGCATTAATAAATGTTTCATTTCGAAGTGCATTTGGATCTCTTAATTTTGATCTAATTTCAGGTGTGGTTAATTTACGTTGGCTAATATTATCATAAGGTCTAGATTTATCTACAGTATCAAGCATTTCTCCACCAAAATCAATATTCACATCTGAAATACCTCTATCACTTTTATATAGGTATTCATCCGCAATTGCAGTATTTACTCTTGTTCTTAAAAATGGATCAACTGCTATATCTGCTGTAGTGTCAGTTGCAGCTGTGTAACCATATCCCGCGCCAGCATGAGCACCACTAGATGGATGAAGTCCTGCTTGATTGGATACCATCGCCTGAGTTGCAGTACCTTGCAAATCACCATATACAACAGGAATATTCATATGACCACTGGTAACTTGAGTATCATTATAAATGGTTGGAACTGTAAGTGTATTACCAACATCTATAGAATGGCCGGTGTACATATTATAATTGTGCATAACTATATTATCACCACCAATATCACCATGATCTCCCACCCACGTCATATCGGTAGCCATTCCGTTCATATTTGCTGCAGACATCATGATTTCATCAGTAGCTGATATTCGAAGTGCTCCAATATTCTCTTCAGTTTCCGGATCAATATACCCAACGTGTAGATTATAATCCCCTTGATTATAATTATTGTTTTCACCTTTTACTGTTGTATTATTATCACCCAAAATAGTACTTGATGTATTTTTACCAACAAATTGTGATTTACTTTTTGTCACTGTTGTTTCATGGAAATTTGATACAGTTTGTTTATAACTGCCTTTTACAGTTTCAACATTATCACCACCGGTTGTAACATTAAAATCACCACCTACATTTAAATCAAAATTACCGTTTACTGTTAATTTAAGGTTACCATGATATACTATTTCACCGTCACCTTCAACAATAACCTTTTGATCTCCACCGGTAATCTGAACAGTATTATTTGTTGAACTGATGATAACGGTACCATTAGCTCTCATCTCAACACCAGCACCAGTTTTATGTTTAAATAAAATTCTCTCAGCACCAGGAGTATCATCAATTTCTGTTACATGACCAGAAACTGTTTCTCTAACCTGATTCATAGGATACTGTGTATCTGTATGGGGTTGTAATCCTAAACTAAGAGCAACGTCACCACCACCAATATATAAATCATTATTTTGGATATTTCTAGCAGCAAAGTTGGTAGATTGCTTGTTATAATACTTTACTCTAGGAAAAACATTTTGTGGATCTTTAAATCCATCTTCAAGTGTTTGTCCTAAATCATCTTCGTTTTCAGCCATGATTACTTATTCCAAGATTTTGTTACTGGGTCATATGTGTATCCAGCATCTATTGCTTTTTGTCTAAACCCTTGAGCAGAATTTAAAGCACTGGTTAGTGATGATTCATTAGAATTAGCAGCATTTGCGAATGAACCTAATAAACCGGTTCCTGCTTTCATTGCTTCTTCTAAAATACCATCCTTTTGTCTTAATGCATTTTGCGCATCTTGTAATGCCTTGTTATAATCAGTAGATACTTGTGCAGCATCTATATCTTTTTTCACACCGGTTAGATTATCTATATCGGCAATAGCATCGGCCTTTTTATTGATATCCTGAATAGAAGGAACTTCGGTAGGATCTGTTGGCGGAGCTACGGCAGTTTTTGATTTTTTCTCTACTTTTTCTTCAGCAGTATATGGTTCAGATAATTCATAATCCTCATCATCATAGACACTTTCTTTTCCAAATTTACTCTTTACATATTCTGCAGCATCAAATCCAGGGTTTGGGGATTTATCTTTATTTACTTTATCAAGAGAGATAACAGCACCTCCAGGAAATACCTTTAAAAAGGTATCGGTAATTAAATCATATGCTTTCCATTGATCTGCTGATATTGATTTAACACTCATATAAGATCGCCATTTTGGATTTTCATATGGTTCTGTTGAACCAGCCCAAAATGCTACACTGATAACACCTTTTGACCATATTTTATCTTCTTTTTTAGCTTGAGCTTTTGCTAAAGGTCTTCCTCTAAACACTTTACCATTTCTTAAAATAATATAATGTTCTTGTACACCCAAATCAATAGAATCTATAATGCCTGAAAATTGGTTAAAGAATCCACTAGCACCAGCACCAAATGCTCCACTAAACTGATCAAGTGCTTGTTTATCCCTTTTCTTTATAAGGTCGCTATAATTTTCTAAAGTGCCATTAAAGTTTATAGGGAATTCTAACCAAGATGTCATAATGGTAGTTAATTCTCTTTTACATTTTTTTAATTCTAATTCAAGTTCTTCTGCAGTATCTACTGGCTCATACTTATAACTTGCTGTACCAAATTTTTTACCATTTTCAATGGCATCAAATGGTGTGTCAGAATTACTTACTGATTCCCCTGTAGCACTTTTTGTGACCGTATTTTTAATATTAGTTGTTCCGTCTACATTAACAATATTTGGATTGGTTTTTTCTCCACTTACTGGATCAATAACTTCTGTGGTTAAATCTTTTAACTCAGCACCTACAGACTTAAATGATTTTCCACCAGATACAACAGAAGCTATACTGGCAAAAATATTACCGAATTTACCACCAAGTGAGCCAAATGGATCTTCAGTAGAAGCAATTGGATTATCTAGTTTTCTATT